CGCAAGTCGGCTTGCAAAATTCTTGCTTTGACCTACATATAAGCAAGTATTACCGCTAAAAATAGCGTATATGCCTACTAGCTTTATATTCTTTGTGTATTCAATGCTTAGATTTAAAGCGTTGTTTAATTTGAAGTATAGCGCGTCCTGTTCCAGAGTGCTGTGATCATGTATTTCAATATACATTTTTTTCTTTCGACAATAATAAATTTAAGGGAAGTTAAAAAAGTTGTCATGCTTTTAAACCCATCATTAAGATAAGCCCTTAATATGTAGCGGAAGCATGACAGAAACCGCTACTTATTAAAAGCTCGAAAAAATTATAACAAATAAAAAATTATGATATACTTACATCGTTCTTAAGAACGCTCACATATTGCTTAAGGTTTTTGATTGACCTCTTTTTCCTTTTGCATCACTTGAAGTCTATCCTTTACGTACTTACTCCATTGTTGCGCCCACCATACAGGGCGCACCTTAAGCCTAAACTAGATCAAGCGTATTATTGTCGTCAAAGATATTAATATCCTCTTCAACAAACTTAGTTACTTTTGATAAGTTTACTTCCACGTTGTTTACTCCGTCAATATCGATAATATTAACTTCTGCGCCTTGTCTGATCGCTTCCGCTACTTCTTGCAGCTTTGAATTATCGCCATCGATACTAGCCTCTACCTCGATTTGATACTTAAATCGCTTTGCTTTGATATGTGACATTTAACCACCTTTTTAAAATTTGAGTCTAAGACTCTGTAAAGTACCTCGAAAGGTACTCAAAGAAACTACTCTTTAGAGAAACACGAATGAACTTTTTGAATATCCCATACAAGCTTATTAAGTACATTCATAAGCATTTCTTTTTCGTTTATAGAGATCATCGTACCCTCTTCGCTGTTCGGGTGTATTGCCATCTGAAAGATTTTTTGAAAGTCGTCTAATGTAGCGTGCAAGCGTGATACGTCGGAACTGCAAGCGTGATCGCTGTCCTGCGGTATCATTCTAAAGATTTTCGCACGTTTAAATGCCTCGCTGAACTCCTGCGGTGTTGTTGCATAGTTAATTAAAACAGATAACGCTTCACGCTCTTTAAGAGAAGGAAAGTAATTAAGCTCGAAAGCTTCCATTTCTTCAATACCCAATTCTTTAAATAGAAGCGTTTTCGCTTCGTGAACTGCCTTTATAGACTCCTTATTCCTGTCCGCGTGTCCTTTTTGCATTTTATGACCTTCAAATGCTCTATTGTATAAATCCATCATTTAACCTTTTTGATCTTACATGACTATATGATTTAATTTTGACCTCATCATAATAGCCTTTTTTCTCTTCTAAGCACTTCTTAAAATCCGCTTTACTTGGTAGCCGGTATGCGTTGCTATCAGCTACTTTTACGATTATCCTTTTCATGTTCTTTCTCCATTTTTTCCAATATCTGTTTATATACTTTCCACTTTTTAACGTGTGGCTGCATTCTGTTTTCGTCCTTGTATTTGTCTATCTTCTTTTGTATAACTTGTTTTGCGTCTGCTGTTGAATAAACCCCGTATATATTATTACTGATATGTCTATCTTCTAGTTTTTCGCAATTTGCTGTTATGAAGTTAATCATACCTCCGCTTGTAATAGGTAAATCTAATCTTGTGAAATTCATATTTTTCCTTTTTTGAGGCGGTTAAGCCTCTTTTAGTCCATAAACAGGGATAAAGTAAGGGATTACGTCGTCCGCTTCGATACATAGGTGTTTTTCTTCGATTATTACATCAAGTGAATGGTGTAAGTCCTCGTAAACGTCCTCTATGCATTCCGCTTTTGTAAGTTCGTTTGTAAGTTCTGCTTCTACTGCTTCAAAAGCATAGTCTATGTCTTGACCTCTTTCGTCTTGACTTCCTAAGTAAGTGTTTACGTTTGTTTCATAACTCATTGTGTGACCTCTCTTTGATGTGTTAAAGAAAGTATAAGCTATTTCAGCTTATAGAATTATTAAAGTATGTAGTATGTATTTATTTTATTGAAGGGTCTAGAACGTAATGAGATACGATTGTATCTACTGCTTGCTTATTAGGTTTGATGTTGATAGCTATTAAAAATGTAGTCGAGGTAATAATTATGAATAACAATAGCAATAAGGCTATAAAGTGCCCGTTGCTATACATTTATGACTACAAGTTTAAAATTTTTCGTATGTGGAAGGTTGTTTTTTTCTATGTATTTATCCCTTTTGTAAGCACCTTCTATCGGATCTTTAAATCTTCCTAGCTTAACATTCTTTCTTTTTCCATTGGTTTTAAATTCTATTTGAGATACCCATTTCCCTGATTTAGTGTCATAAGTAACACCTAGGTAACCGCTTGTATTTCTTGTGTTTATCCTTCTTTTATTTGCCCCTTGAACCTCTCTATTTGCCCATCTGCAATTTGAAGCTTCGTAATCTCCATAAGGGTTAATTCTATCTATTGATAAATCATCCGTATAGCCATTGCTTAATGCCCATGCTTTAAAGTTATAATACTCCATCCAATCTTTAGAAACTCCTACACCCTTAGATTTGTAATTTTTTGTGGCTACGGTATGATTACTTAGAGTTCTATATTTTATTCCGCACCATATTTTATAAAGTCTTGTGTATCTATCTCCGTGTTTTTTATTTTTAATAGACGTAATCTCTTTAGTCATGCACCCACAACTAACTTGTGGACGAGAACTCATCAAAGAGTATATGGACTTCTTTTCTATTGATCCACAATGTAAGCACTTAGCTCTACATACCCTTATTCTTTTGCCTTTCTCTGTGTAATACGGGTCTATTTCATCCATAAAGATAAAACATTTATAGATGCTCCCTTTAATGAGAATATTTTTATCCATTTATCACTCTCCTAACAAAATTTAGCACGTTTTTTCCATCCATTGCGGAACATTGCGAAAGAGGGTTTTTTCTTAATAAGATCATCATAGAACTTTAATTCTAGTTCGTCAAATTGCATATCGAATAACTCTTCGTCGTAATTGTTTAAAGCTTCGATAGTTTGACTTCCTAAAATTCCGTCCTCCGTTGCACCGACTAGCTTTTGAGCTTTTCGTACTGCGTTTTTTGATCCGCTATTTACTGCGAATAAAAATATCTCGTTTGCTGTGTTCTGACTGTGTAGGAAATTAAGCTTCAAGCGGTTAAAATAGTTCTCTTTATAGAAAAGCTCGACTAAGCTTATAAAAGCTCCGTTAGCGTGTAGTTCTATGCTTGCAAGTGCCATATTGTCGTTATTTCTTGCAAGTGAAGCTTTAACTATACTCCATCCGTACCAATGAGGGTGCGCAACTTGATATATTCCGCCTACGGTTAAGCCGTCCTCTCCTTTGTTTTTGTGAAGGAAGTTTGAAGGGTTGTTGTATTCTAGTTTTTGAAGTATTTCAAAAGCCGGTTTAATGTTTGCCATTTTAAGCCTTTAGTGTAAGATATTCAATTATAGAATAAAAAGCAAGAAGTATTAGGATTTTATGCCATTTTGTCATTTTATAAGACTCCCATAACTCGCAAGTTAATAAGGCTTCCTTCTCTTCTTGACTAAGACTAGCCATAAGCTTTTATGATAAGATAGCCCAATACAGAGATAATAGTACCTACTGCAAGAACTGAAAGCCCGATATATAAACCGGATTTAAAAGCCGATTTCTTGTCGTCCTCTTTTTGCCTTAAAGCAAGGTCGCCTCTTAGCTCCTGTATCTCTTTGTTTTTGATCTCGTTTTTAATCTCTGTATGTCTCGCTTCTGCCCGTTCTGAATATTTGAACATAAGCCCTTTTAAGTCTTTCAATTCGTCCTCTATTCCGTCCATACGTTCTGATCCTCTGTCAAGCCTTCCATTGATGCTCTGCTGTCCGTGTTCTAATACTTCTAATTCGTGAAATATTTTTTCTTCGGATTGCTTAAGCCCTTGAATGGTTGGAAGTTGTCTTATTTGAGAGTCTTTAAGGTTAATTTCTTCTGCTGTCAATGACATTTTTTCGCCTTCTTTGAATTGTATAATTTTATCATTTTTTAGCGTTCACAAATTCCGCTGTTCTGGTGTTTTCTTTGTGCCTAAAATCTTTGTTATTTTCTCTGCTCCCCTAGAGCCAAAGTATGCAAACGTCATAGTTATTAACAGAGCTTCGATAACGGGAATGTAAGCTTCTCTAACGTGAAATTCTCCTATGTTTCCATCAGCAAGCACGATAGATATAAATAAGATCATCATAATCGAGTAGCTAATAGGTCTTACCAGCCTTGTAACTATGTTTTCATTATCTGATAACCAGCGTTTTGTTATCTCCTTTTCGTTCTCCATCGAATCTTTCATAAACGCTACTTGTTGAGCGTTCTCTATCTCTTTGAGCTTGTTTTTTAAAACAAGTCGTTCCTCATCACTTGTAACGATTTTATCAATAGCATTTCCAGTCGATTTTACGACACTTCCTAAGCTACTAGAAAGCAGATTACTTAAAAAACTCATATCAAACCCCTAACATTTTTTTTATTATCTTTCTAGGATATTTAACTAAACACCCTAATAAACCGCCTAACATAATTAGATAAGCTCCTACTGCTTTACGCTTCCAAAGACACAAAATAAAAACGTGTGTACTGCAAGACTCATCATGTTTTTTACAACAATCGCTAATATCTTGTATCTGCCACTTGAAAGGTGACACCCATACCGCCCACTTTTCAGGGAAGTAGCTACAATGATCTTCTTTATTTTCCATCTTCGTACTTATACATAAAAACTAATCTACCTTTTTTTGCTCCGTATTCGCTCTCTTTGGTAGGAAGATAACCAAAGCCATACCCAAAGAGTACCTTATAAAAAAGCATTGATTTTCTGTTCTCTTCCCACTGTTTATATTTAAAGTTATATGCTGTGTTTCTTATGTTCCATTTTATAGACATAATAGGACAGAAATTAGACTCTAAAGCATCCCCTTTATCAAAAGAGTTACCCTTGCACTTTTCAAGGCACTTTAAAAGTTTTTTATCACTTACTAGGTCTTGCCCTCGTCTATCGTCTAGGTGTTCATACATAAATACTTTTGAAGTCGTATCGCAATATGAATCATCATCTAACCAACCCCAGATCAACCAATAGGCTAACTGATACTCTAACCATGATACATAGCGTTTTTTGATATAACCGCCCGTTGTATCGTGATACGGTGCTATTTTATATTCGGTTTCTGTTTCGGTAATCGGTCTTTCTATAAGTCTGGGTAAATAAATATCATTTTTTAGGACGTAGTTATATACTCTGTTTCGTGCATATCTTCTAAAGGGTACGGCTAGAATAAACCAGAATAAGCCTAATACTTTTCGTATGAGCGTAAAGGCTAATACTAGAACATATCTAAGATATTTATACATTAGAGTATGATCGCATCTAATTGTGCTTGTGTCGTACAAGCTTGAATATCTTTAGAGTTCTGGCGCATCTGTTTTTGAATAGATTTAACATAGGCTATGTTCCCTCCTATTCTTCCCATTAGTTCGGCTTTTGTTTCACCGTCTAGCAAGATTCCATCTACGTAAGGTGTCGGTGATAAAGGGTCTAAGGTATAGGCATCATAATCTCTTTCTTGCATAGGAAATGTATCTATCTCGAATTGTGCGAATGTTTCAAAAGCCGTATCTATTTTGGCTTGTGCTGTATCTCTGTTTTCAACAATCTTTGTTTTTATTGCTGTTGCTAGATCAAACGGGGGATTATTCATCTGTTCCGCTTTGGCTTGTGCTGTTGCAGTGTCGCCACATTCCATTTTAAAACCGTTAGAGTGTATTACTTGTGTTCCTTGTACTATATAAGTCATTTTTTAACCTTTGTGTAAATTGTAGAAGTGTGGAAATGTCATGTCATACCTCAATATCTCATTTGAGTTATTGCTCACAGCCACCCTAGTGTAAATATAGATAGGGTTAAAACTGTATAGGTAATTTCCATATCTAAATACGCTCTTAGCTACGGTAGATGATGCTAGTCCTCGTGATTCTCCAAAGAAAGCGTATTGCTCAATATATGTGGTTAAGTTGATAACTTTTGGAACAGCGTTACCGTGAGAGGAAGCGTATAACATATCACCATCGAGAAATAGCGTTGCACTGTATGATTGTGTCGTACTATACATATAAGAAATAAACTCTGAACTACCATCTGATATTTTATACCTTACTAAACCAACTGTGGAAACTAGATAATATATGTAACCGCCATGAATGACAATGGAATTTGCCACAAACGTTTCAGTTAAGGCTATACCTGTCGTATATGTGTTCGTAGATTTGGTGTAGATAAATGTATTAGTTGAAGAGGCTTGTAAACCGTAAACCTTATCAGGGTTATCAGGGTCTACTTCCCACACGTAAAGAATAGCCGATGCGGGGGGTGTTGTTGGTGTTGTTAGTGGAGTCCATGAATGACCTACTGTATCGTATTTATAAGGCGCATCGGTTACATGAGTAGTTCCATTGTGATACGTAAGAAATAAAATATCTGTTCCGCTTACAATAGGGGAACAGTAAGCCATTGCTACGGGGCATGAAGTTCTTAAAGTCCAACCTTCTGTAGCTAAGTCATAACTGCTAAAATCAGTAGTGGTTCCGTTTAGCTGATATACGACATCTCCAACCCTTGCTATAACGTGTTGAGATGAGGAGATTGTAGCGGGGGTTGTTCCAACAGAAATTCTTGTGCCTACGTTTTTATTATAGTTAGTAGGGGGATTTTCAGCTTGATAAGCTCCCCCTTGTGTAGTTGAATCAAAATAAGGCATAGTATTAACACCATCAGCCATAACAGCATCAAAAGTAATTCGGCTTTGACTTTTAGTAACTGTATTCTTTATCTGTTGCGCTCTTTGTTCATCCATGTTTTAGCTCCATACCCCGTAAGGGAAATTATTAACATCATCTACAATATAGCTATTTGTTAATGTAGCTAGTAAAGTAGTGCCGTCTGTGTCGTAATACTTAATCGTTTCAATGTCGAAACTTGCTGTATAAGTATAAACTTTAGTGTTACCACTTGTATAAGTGATAGTGTCTATATCGTTGTTTGCTGTGACTGTGATAGGTATGTTTATATTTTCGTTTAGTCCAGCAAATAAAACCTCGATAAAGTCCTCTACGCTTAGTTTAATCCATTCTGTGCCTACTGTAAGCTCGGGGTCGTTGTTTATATTAGGCGACACATTGGAAACGTAAGCCACACCATTGTGAATGACTGATTTATTTGCAAAATCCGTTGTTGTATCCCATCCGCCCGATACGAAATTAGCGGAAGCATAAGCAAGATTACGAGCTGTTAAAGTTTGATCTCTATAACTTAGCGTCGTATCTCTTGCCGTGTTTACTTCGGTTTGAAGTGTATTAAGTTCGGTTTGAAGTCCGTTTATCTGTCCGATTGCTACATTCATTTCAGGTTGAAAGTCCACATATAAAGCTAAAACAAAAGCGTCTGCCCGACTGTTAAATATTTCGGGTGTATCCGTTGATTGTGGCGCAGTTGGAAGTGCCGTCAAAGTCTGCGTAATTGCCATTCATTTACTCCTTATAAGTTGGTTTGTTCTATCTGTATTCCGTTAGGACGGATTGCGCCCTCTACGGTACATGCTGCGTCTGCTGTTAGCGTGAAAGACATTACGCTTCCTAACGCTATTAGTGCGCTTATTGTCTCGTATTGTACCACGATTGTATCAGTGTTTTTGTGCGCTACTGCCGTGCTAGTTTTGTATAGTACTCCGTCATCATAAGACTTGATAGTTATATTTACGTCTGTACCTGTTGGAACTCTAATTAAAGAGGCGCACGTTATATGCCCTGCCGTAACCTCTTCCGATACAGAAACATTACAGATTGAAGCGGACTCCACACCTGCGGATAAAGTGAATTCAGTCGGGCAACTTCCTTCATGTAATACACTCATATTAGGGGTTGGAACTCTTGTTAGCAATACTGTTGTATCCTGCTCGGGCGAATAACTGACTGTTGGATGAGTCATTATGTCCTCATTTACAGGAACTTTTGCGAAAGGCGACTTATTTATGCTAAATCTTACATCCTCCATCACGCGAAAAGCGTTTCCGCCTGTCAAAACTGCTTGATACAATTCCCCTTTTTTTGCTTCATATGCTCCAACTATAATAAAAGACATATTATCTAACCTCCGAAATTGATATGCTCGCCTGCGTCTGTACCGGATTGCTTAACACTGTTGTATAGTTTTCGACGTATCCCTGTAATAAAAGATTTTCGTATCCACTATCCGCGCTTTCATCGACAATAAATAAAACAACTTTTCCTAGTTTTCTTTTAATCAGTCGCTTAACGTGATTTATTCGTCCGCTTTCAAACTGTATTTCTATGTCCATCGTATCGCGTGATATTCTTCTGGTTAGTGAAGTGTCTCCGAATTCGTCCGTTTCCTTCTTTGAATAATCTTCTATTCCCATTCCTACGCTAAACAATGTGTCTGCTACATATTCGGTTTTGCCACTGTTTAAAAAGCCTATACTCGAATATGATCCGTATCCTTCTGTCACTGTTACTTTGACTTTTCCGACTACGGGTTGAATACGATAAAAAAAGTTTCTTTCAAATTCTGTTAAATCAGGGATGAGAGGCGAATAAAAATAATTAAACCAACTATCCACCGTGTAACGAGTTTCTATTTTTTCGGTTATGGTCTGAACAGGTGTAACAAGATCGCTTGATTGAAACACTTCTATAATAATGTCTGTTCCTCTAACGTCTCCCAATGCGATAGTGTCGTATCGGCTTGTATCGAATTCTAATATTAAATCATATGGCGACGCTCCGCCCGTCTTTGTTGTTGCGTCACATATAGTGCTAGTACCCGATTTCAAGTCGATACAAGCGTGAGGATTTGAAACACTCCACTTTAACCACAAAGAGGGATTATCTGTTGGTATGTTGCCTAAATTACCGTCCGTTACTGACTTGTAATGATAATTTTCATAAGTCACAATATCATTAAAATTGTAAGTCGTTGCTAGTACAAAATCAGGGTAGAGTGAGTCTACGTTAATTGTTGTAAAGCTTGTTATGCTTTGATCTAAAATAAGCATTTTATGCTCCCTCTTGAAGTATTATATTGCTATCTCTTTGTACAGTTAATTGTTTCTTAGATACTTTGTTTATTTCGTATAAGTGCGCTTGCATAACATTAAGTGTCTGCACCATCTGTTTAAACAATCCGCCTTGACCGTTCAAGCCTAAATCTCTTGTAGTTTGTGCATTTACTACATATTCCCGTCCGTGTACCACTCCGGCAACTTGATTTATTCCGATATTGCCGGTATAACCACCGCTTGAAAAGCCCTTCGCTCCGCTTGCTAGTAATTGTGTCCTTGTATTGGCTTCTATCTGCTTAAGGACGCTTAACTCCGTTTCCATTACTCCGGTTAAATCTTCAAACTGTGAAGCTATCGCTAAACGTGCGAATTCCTGTTCCTGCTTGCTTCCAAACGCTGTTACATCGTCAAGTACAGAAGTAAGCCCTAAAGTCTTATCTAAAGATTGAGAGAATTTAGCGTAATCGCCCGTCTTTGATAGTCCGATAGTTGCACTCATAGACTCATAGAATTTATCAAGCGTGTTAGTGCTTCCTAAAGATGAAGCTCTAAGGCTTTCAGTAGCACCCTTTAGACGGTCTATTGAACTTCCGACAATACCCAAAGATGACTCAATGCCTCTAAGTGTTTCTTTAAGCCCGTCTTGAAGTGCTTTTATTCTTGCTTTTTCGGCTTCCTCTAATGCTTTTTGACGTTCTTTTGCTCGTCGTGCTTCATTTTTTGCGTGTTCTATTGCAAATTTTTCTGCCGCTTTTCTTTTTGAATCTTCTATCTTTTGGGCTTCTTTTAGTTTTGCGTCCTCTATTCTCTTAGCTTCTCTAAGGTTGGCTTCCTCTTCTTTTTTGGCTTCTCTCTGTGCTTTTTCTCTTGCTTTCTCTTCTGCTGACTCTTTTTCGTCAATAGCGTTTTTAGCTGTGTTCAAATAGTCTAATTCTGCGTCTGTTAGTCCGCCTGTTCCTTGCTTTAATGTTTCAAACTGACTCATTAACTCGGCTTGCGTATTAGCTACTTGTAAGTTAAAGGCATCGGCTTGCTCTTGTAGTAGCTCCTGTTGAGTTTTTAAACTGTCCACAAAGCTTTCAACATTACTTGAAGCCTGCGACATTGCGTCGCCTACTGACTCGATAGCGTCTACATAATTGTAAATCTCTTCTGGCGAAAATTTACCCTGTGGGAATATCTCGCTTAAATATTCAGCTAGTTTTGCCGGATCGTTTGCGTCGTACATATCTTGAAGGGTTGAATAGTCAATATCGTATTTACTAATTAACTGATCTAGTAAATCAGGGAATGAGTCTACACCTAAACGAGTAGATAGCTCGTTTACTTGTTTAGTAGCTTCCTCTAAGGCAATATTTGCGTATTTGTTATTCTGCGTAACTTCGTCATATATGCCCTTCCATGTTTCACGGTACCCATCCATAGCCCCTGCCATGTCTAACATTGAAGAGGTATAAGAGTTTATGGCTTCGCTTACTGCTGTTTCAAATTCAATTAAATCCTCTAAGTTTCCGCCTCTTGCAACTGCTCCAACATCCGGCAATGTTTCGCCTAAGTCCGACATTGCACCGAATAACTGAAAGATATTATCAAACTGCTTTACGGTAGCCCCACCTTTTAGCTCTAATGTTTCAAGATTAAACCCTGCAAGAACTCCGTTAAACTCTAATAAGTTAGGGTTGTTAAAAGACTCTCTCCATGCTGTCGTTACGTCGCTTATAAGCGTTCCTGCGGCTACTTTTAAATCGTTTACAAATTCAGATCCATAAAGCCCACTCGCACCGAATAGCTTATTCTGTACGTCTACGCTGCTTTTTAGTTCTTTTAACGCTGTTTCTAAAGATTTAGTTGAGTCCATACCTTCAAAGGCAAAACCTGCGGAAGTGCCTTGAACGTCTCCAACTGATACAGGCGCGGAAGCTCCACCGCCCCCACCGCTTAAAGTCTGCCCTATGTTACCCAATAACGCCACTACGGAAGCGGAAGTTGCTGCAACTGCCGGAAGGTTTGCCGGAAAAGGTGCTGATCCCCATGCTTGTATTACTGCATTAACCGCACCAACTAAAGCGAGGCTAGATTGTGCTACCTCGAAAGTCTTTGCTCCGTCTGATCCTTCCTCGAAAAATTGCGCCATTGCACCGGCTAGTTGCCCGTACCCTTGAAGTTGATTGTTTAAGTTCTCGCTTCTAAGTGTAGCCTGCTCTTTATCGAATTTAGCTTCTGCCTTTTTCTCTTTTTTCTCGTCGCCTCTTGCTTCTAAGAAAGCTTTTGCATAACGCTGTTGAGACTCATAATCTGCTTTTTGATACTTAAGGTTATTGACGTGCATTTTTTGGAATGACTGCCCGACTCCTGCAATTGCTTTTGCGTTTCCTTCTAGTGAAGTAGTCCAATCCTGTGTACTTTCAGCGAGTGAGATTTGAGCGTCCAATATGCTATTAAAGCTGTCGGCTGTTTCGTCAAGGTCGCCCAATGCCTCTTTAAGATCAAGTTCGGCTAGTTTCTGTTTAGCGTCGTAACTCTCGTTAAGCATTATGATTTCGTTCTCGAAAGCTTCCATTATACTTTCGGCTAGTTCTAACTCGGCTTCATCTGCTGCGATAAGTTCAGCTTGTACTTCTGCGCCTTTCTTTTGCTCTCTTCTAAGTGCCTGTGATATTGCGACTCTTTCCTCTACGGTTACGTTCCAATCGTCGAAAGCCTCTTTAGTGTCTTTTGCGCTCTTTGTAAGCTCCCACTGTGCATTAGATATATCTATACTTAACTGTAAAGACTCGTCAAGCCATCTATTTGTATCTTCTGACGTTATTAAACCGATAGACTCTAAAGCTCCCGAAATACCTATTAAAGAGTCTGCTAGTGCCTTAACCATAGTTTTAAACGCTATCTCTGTACCGCTTGTTAATCCTGTAAACCCTGCGCTTGCTGTCTCGAAAAGAAGGTTAAAACCGTCTCCCATTCTTGATAGTGTAGCTCCGGCAAAATCTCCATAAAGTACAATATCGTCTTTATTCTCATTGATAGCGTCTGCAAGATCATTAAAGCTGTCTTTCGTTGAGTCAAATAGTCCTTTAGTTAGCTCTCCGTTTAATTGCTCCCATGCATTAGTCAAGTTACTTATTGCACGTTCCATTGTGTCTGCCGGTTGGAACTGACTTAATCTATCATTTAGTAACCCGACTACGTTTTCGGAATTCTTTAACTCTTCGTTAGTTAATCCTAAACCGGTTAAAAATCTCCCTAAATCAGAGTTAGCTAATACCGTACCCGTTGCGAGTCCGTCCACTCCTGCAAGTAGCCCTTGAAATTCAATCTCTGCGCTTCCTGCTGCGATAGAAACTTGTTTAGTTAGCTGCACCATATCGTCAGTGCTTGCCCCTGCGTTTTTCATCGATACATACATAGCTTTATAGATTTTGTTTGTTTCGTCTAATGTGTGAGGGGTGTCTACATTTACGGCTTGAAGTGCTTTAAGTGTCTTTGTGGCTTCTACGTTTGCTAAGGTGTATTTTTCTTGGATATTAAGGGCATTGCCCATGCTATCCACATTTTTAGAGGTAGCAACTGTTAAGGCGGTTAAACCTTGTATGTTTTGTTCCATAGACTTATTAAAGTTGAAGCCTACCGCTAAGGTAGCGTCATAGGCTTTATTTAATGCATATACGCTTCCGGTTAGAACTGCGGTTTTTTTTGCTAAGTCTGTTAAAGAAGTTGTGGATTTCTTAGAATGCTTGTCTAAGTCTTGCAGTTTAGTGTTTAAATCATTGGCACTTTTTGCACCGTTTACATTTACATTAATGTCAAATTCTGCCATACAAAACCGCCTTAAAAATTTAATTTATTATAGCATTTTTAAGGAGTTGGATTATTTAGAGGCTTTGTTTTTGCCCTTCATCCATGCATCAAAACATAGCAATAGAATAGGTACATATTTGCTTGTCTTTAGATTATTCCAATGTATAAAATCTTTTAGGGCTTGATAATTAAAGCCCGTGACTCCATTCATTCCGTATTCCATCGGTACACTGTTAAAAATATGTATCAATAGAAGCGACTCTTCATCGGTTGGAACTCCGACTATTTTACTTTGCGGATCATTTAAAATAGTCTCTTTGTCGCGTTCAGGTATTGAGTTAATACCGTTTCCACCTCCTGACTGTTCAAAGTACGTTAAGAGGTGTTTTAGTCGTTTCCCTCTTTGTCTTGGATGTCTTTTTGAATGGTATCAAATACACGTTTATATCCGTACTCGTGCCCCAATTCCATGATTTCAGAGATGAAGTCTCCACCTAAACTCATATCTAAGCGTGATTTATAGATATTCTCTTCCTGTTCACTGTCACTCAAAACTTCAATTGCTTCATTAAGCTTGTCTGTTAGCTCTTGCATTTCTTCAAAGATTTTATCGACTTCCGCCCAATCTTCGAGCTTTTCTTTGATCTCTTTCTTTTGCTGTAAAAACGTCAAACGTGAAGAGTATTTCCTCGTCTCTTTAGACAATTTTAAAAGCTCGTCTTGCTTTGCTTTGTGCGCTTTCGTTTCACTCTTTGAAAGCTCTTTAAAAGTACCTGTAAGCGTTTTATCGCCTACCTCTAACGTAAAATCTTGAATGAAAGTGAATTTCATGTTATATTCCTTGCTAATTTTTTTTAAGTTGCTAATTTTTGGCTATCTAGTTTTAAGTAGATACGTGACGGGAATTAGCATAAAACCCGTCAAGCTATTATGCGAAAAATCCCATTTTAAGAGTTAGCGCAATGTCGCTTCCATCATTTAAAATCTTGTAAGTAACAGAACGCTTAAGCTGATTGCTTTCGTCGCTGTCGCTTTGTGTCTCTGTCTTTACAAGTGAAGCTGTTACGTGCATAGATTGACCGTTTACAAGTGCGCCTGCGCTGTCTGTGCCTACTTTTATGTCAAGTGCTGCTGTTGATTGTGCTTCGATTGCTGCTATCTCTCTGTCATAGTCTGCATTGTCTACATAAAAATCAATAGTACACGTTAAAGAGTAATCCGTCATTGTCTTACCTTTAAGCCCACTCGCACCGCCCATTGTGTACTTATCTGAAATTTCAGGATTTGTCGAGATAGTAACTTTATCCGGCTTTAGTGTTACACCGCCTAAAGTGACTGTTGAATAATTTGAAACTATCATTAAAGGCTCTGTTGAAAGCGTCACGGAAGGTTGAGCTACTACGGTAGGTGTTGCGCTGTCGATATACCCTTGAAGCCCTGCCGATATTTTCGCACTCGCTCCGACTTCAAACTCCATTGTTAAATCAGAAGCAAGGCTTCCTGTGAAAGAGAATTGGTTTGTGTCAAGAACTGCAAGTGCACTTCCCAAAACAGGTGTCTGCGTATTCGTGTAAGTTACAAATTCGTTTCCTACTACTGCGGTATCGATAGTCTCATCAAAGCCACAAACTTTAAGTAGTTCGCCAAACTCCGGAACTGTTTCAAGTGCTGTTCCTGCGCTATCGTTTGATCTCATCATATGTTCTACACTGAAAGAAGCCTGTGCATTTGCTACATCAACGTATGACTCTGTAGCGTTCAGTTTTCCACTAATACGCTTATAATCATTCGACGATATTTCAGGATTGATTAAAACAGGCGCGGAACTCTCCAGAAAGTTTGCCGGTGCTGTTGGTAGAACTGCTCCACTCTTTAGAAAAAGTGCGGATTTCGTTGTATTTGTGATTGCCATTTTTTCGCCTTTATGTGTGAAATAAGTTTGATAATTATATCACGAATACTACTCGTAATTATTGACCTCAAACGTGACTAGCATTTCATAGAAGTTATTATCCGTATCTATTGCGTTGCCCTGTGCTTGTCCTATATCTACGTTTATATCAGAAGCTAGTACCCTACTGCTTAAGAACTCCAATACACTGTCAGCTAAGGTGTAGGTAAGCGGAACATTTTTTGCATAACAAAACACTTGAAGTTGCCCGTTGTACTTCGTTCTGCCTCTTAAAGTTCCGTCCATCCCGTAATTACTGTTTTTAACAGGAACATACTTAAGACTTATCCAATCGTCATTGGTAGATACATCAATTTCCGTGCCATCAAATTGTATTGGTGTTAGTACCCAACTGTCTATAAAATATTGCTCGATTGTCTGCTTTGCTAGTGCTATTCCCATATCATCCCTTTAGTTTTTGTAACTCTTCTTGTAATTCTAAGTTAAACCGTTGTAATATCGGGTAGACTCCATCTGGTAACTGTTTTGATCCACCCTTTACCCCTGCCCTTATCCCTCTAAAGATTATGTCTGCGTATTCCATGTTATTAGACATTACCCAATGAGTAGCGGAAACTTTTTTTAGCTCCCATGCACTCTTAAGCGTTCCTGTGTCTACCGGTGTACTTCTTATTAATTCAGTATGTAAATTGACTACATACCTATTAATGATCTGCTCTTGTTTGCTTAATAGGTCTTGGAATTCGCTTGAAAGTGACATTATTTTTTAATCAGTATTTCATACTTAATAGCTATGTTTTGAAGGAATGAAGGAACAATAAGAAGTATCTCGTATTCATTCCCATTAAACAAAATAGTATCGTTTTTGTCTATGTCTAACTCTGTGTACGTCGTGATAGAAAATTGATAGTCTTTCAGTATGTCGTCGTCGTTTGCTTTCGCCTGTGCAAAAGTTGAAGGTTTACTATTTACGAATGCTTTTAAAAGAACAGGTGTAACAGTCTTTGCGCTTCCTGTTGCAACATCATAAGCACCTTTTTCAATCTGGTTAAACGTAATGTCGCTTCCTACGTCTTGCAATGCTTCCTTAATGTCTGCTATTGCGTCTAAAGCCTCTTGCATTTTAAGCTCTCTCTAGTCTGAAAGTTCCGTCGGTTGTAAGTCCGTACTGTGATAGAAGAGTATTTACGATTGAAGGAAAAGCATTTGATCTTTGCCCTTTAGTAAAGAACTCTGTCTCTACTGCTCCGTCAATGCTTTTACGCTTGATATTGTCTTTTCCGTCTGAATTTAGCATATCCAAACCGATTGAGTGTACCGATAAATGAACACATCCTAACTTTAAGTCGCTTTCTAAGTCGCTTGGTAAATCTATCTTATTTCGTATAAGCAAGGTAGACTGTCTTAGATAAGCTTCTTTTTGAGGATCGGTTAAGCCCGTCCATGAAGTGTTGTCGCCCACCATATTACTTACTATTAATTCCGCGTCTGCAAGTGTTGAGAAACTATCATAATCGTTAAGAGGAAATATTATAAGTGCCATTGTTTTAAGTCCTTCTATAAGCTTAAAAACCCCTCACGAATGAGAGGCTATAAACTTACAAGCCCTTATCGTCTTTAGGGGCGTCTTTTGGCTCGGCTTCTTTTGGCTCGGCTTCTTTTGGCTCGGGCTTTTTCTTAAACCCTGCCTTTTCCCATTCGGCAATATCTACCGAATTAGTAACTTTTACTTCTTTTTTGTCTGCATTAATAAAAATTGCCATTGTTACACCTTAGAAATAAAGATCGTATGCGTAACTGCTGTTGCAGTAGTTCCGACTTTTGTAACTGTTGCACGGAAAAAGTCTGCTCCTGTTACTAAGCTGTTAAGCTGTTTCGATGTAAACCCGATTTCGTGCTGACCGTCTGAAAGAACAGTTGCAAGATTACCGATTTGAACATATGTACCGCCTACTGCGTCGGAAGCCTCTAAAGCTACCGTATAGTTATTTGAAGCGTCAAAAGTACCTGTCGCACCTGTAACGTCAATGATAGCAACATAAGAAGCTTCGCCAACTGCTAAACCGTTAATATTTATACCTGTTGTTGAAGCGGTTGTACTAACCACTTCATTTTCAGATAGTTTTGATAATTCGTCAAGAATTTTATACATTAATCGTCTCCTTATTTAGTCGCTGCTGCGTCTGTAATATTTTTCAAGCGTGAAGCTGAACGTGCGCCAAATACACCGAAAGAAGCGTACCACTCTAAACGAGTTCTTAAAGCCGGCTTCTCTTGAAGCTCTCCGATGTCTCGGGCTTCCATTCCGCCATTTTCCAAACCTTCAACCATGCCCTCGCTAAACGATACAACATAAATTGAAGCTGTACTTCCTGCTTCTGTAAACGGAAGGATTTCAGCGTTATTGTTGTCTCTGTAAGCGATAAGTATCGGAAGATCATTATACATTGTAACTTGTCGTCCGAATTCATCTTTAGAATGAGTGATATATCCACCAATTGCCGTATCTCTACAAGCAACTGTTAAACGTCTGCGCATTGCCTTAGACATAACTAAGTGAGTAGGATTGTCTACTGCGTCGATTGCTTCATCAAGTTTAACAAGACTAAGCCCTGCACCTGTTGCATGATTTTCAATAACAAGTTCGCCACTTAAACGCTTTTGTAGTCCGTCAAACTCTTTCGGGTCTGCTTCGCTGTCGCCTTTAATAAAAGTACGCGTCCATGCACCGGCTAGGGCTTTGATTTTCATTGCCTCTTGAACAGTACGTTGATCTGCTCCCTGTGTATCGATAATAAATTTATCTACATCAAGGTCGCCCCCTGCGATAGCTAGTGACTCGGTTTGTGGGTTAAGAATACCTGTACTTTCGGTATATGATCCATTTACACCTCGAAAACCGATGCCCGGCAATGTCTCTTCTACATTGTATTTTAAAGAGTTACCTTCAATATTACGAAACGATAAAGCCATCATAACATCAGAACTCTCTGCGAATTTCATCATCACACCGGCCAAGTAAACGTCGCCCGTATTTCTCTTTGAAGCTTCTAATAGTGTTAAAGCCATTTAATTATTTCCTTCCTGCGTTCATTAATTCAGTAGCACTCATATTTTGAGTATCTCCTGTTTTTGTTTTAGTGCCATTTCCTGCACCGCCTCCACCTGTTCCCTCTGCTTTAAACATAGTAGCATAAGAAGAACTTGTCGAAAGCTCCTCTACTCTGTCGCTTAAAGACATAGGCTTGTTATTGTGGTACTTTGTAGAATTATCATCGTTTTTAAAGATGATGTTATCATTTTCATATACTGCACCCTTTAAGGCAATGCCCTCTAAGATTTCGTACATTTCAGGATTTATAGCACGTTGTGCCAAACCTGTTTTAGATAAAGCGTTTCTAAGTGCCATATCCGATAGCTTTGCTTTATAAGAGGTTTCAACATCCGTTCTCTCTTTTTGCGCTAAATCTATTTGATTTTTAAGATTTTGAAGCTCGGCTTCATTGTCTTTATTGCCCTTAGAACTCTTAAGCCCTTCTATCGTTTCATCATTGATATTATCAATGCCGAAAGTTTTTTTGATAAGGTCGTTTCCTTGCTTATACTTGTCTCTCGTTTCCGTGATATTAGCGACTTTTAACTCTAAGTTGTTGATTGTCTCGACGTTGCTTTTTGTAGCTGTTTCGAGTACCTTAATAACCTCTAACGCTTCGGTATTGTCTCCGACTAATCCGATTAACTTTTCAAAACTCATAATTCAGCCTCCGACTTGAAATATGAAAAAATTATATCATATATTTAAGCCCTTAGTAATTGCGTCAATGCTTAGACTCTGCCCTGCATATTTAACGTCAGGAAGTCCACCGACTTTATAAGTTCCTTTTTTGAAAGCCTCGAATTTTCGTTTACCTAATACCTGTCGTTGAAATTCAGGCGACTTTGTATTAAACCATTCGCCATAATTCATATTAGGGATTAATCCGTCTTGGCTCGGTCTAGTTCCTAATTCTTTGTGATCGGTTGTAATAGGTGTAAGCTTTGACCTACAATTAAAATGTCTTGGCGGACTATTTGGAACATCATCTATTTTCACGTGAAACACTGCATTATCTAAATTCCTGCATATCTCGCTAGTTTTCTTATCCAATACCCCTACGCTTATATATCCTTCTATAAACCCGTATTTTTCAAGTTCTCTATAAGCTGAATATGTCGCGTTTTCTCTCGCTTCCTTTATGGTAGTTCCAACAACTGTTTTAAGGTTTGATAATGTTGCGTAATCGTGCTTGTCTTTGATTGCTTTAACGATATTTGGAAGAGATGATCCTTTAGATACTTCCTTAGCAAGTGCAACTCTTAATGCTCTTTCGTGTTTATCCGCTGTTATCTTGAAGAGTTCTTTAAAGCCGTAACCTTGAATGTCTTTCGTTGCTTTTGTGATTTCGTCAAGCACAGTTGTAGGAATTGCTTTTGTCGCAATGTCTATCGTGTAAGCGGTGTAAACAACTCCGGCTACTTGGTTTATATCATCTTCCATAAATGGCAATAAAGGCTTATAAGAGTCTTGTATCTGTTGCTTAATGATCTTCTTAACTTCGATAAGCCTTTTCTTCGTCCATTCGCCCTTAGTGCTTTCTATTGCTTTTGTTATCTCTTCCAAAGCAAGGTTAAGGCTTAAGCGTGTATCTGAATAGCCTTTCGACTCGTATAGTTCAAAAAGCGTTCCTTCTGTAAGTGCTAAATCGTTAAAAGGGATCATGCAGCTACTCGATTATCAATAGTTCTTTTTCAGTCGCTATCTCTTCTTTACTCATAGGGTCTAAAGTTTCGCCCTTGATAAGTATAGATATAAGCTTCTCATAGCTTATTATGCTCTGTGTAAACATTTCTAAATACTTCTGCACCTCTTCCGGTGTTAATTTAGTGTCTACAAAGTCACGATTAACTTTCACTTGTTTATCAAAGTTTTGTATTCCTTGATAGACTGCCATTATCTTAAGGGCTTTATTGACTCCCTTTTCTATTTGATTGGCATAATGGTTAAGCGTGGACTCATTCCCTGCGTTCATAAGGTTAGCTTCTTTTGCTGTCCTCTGTACGTCGCTTTGAATAAGAGTCGCTATAAACTCTTTCATGTCTGCCTCGTCGTCGTCGATAAGTGATTTCAATAGTTCGTTATTTTTACCTTCAAGCTCTACCCATTCAAAGCCCGACTCGCTTCGTGAATGTTGAAAGTTTAGTCCGTCACTTATTCCGAATGTAACTACTTTTTCGTCGCCTGTTTGTGCTTGATATGTTACAGGGATCGGTGCAGCTCCGATACGTGCATAATTTCTTTGTTCAGATTTCAGGTTTAAATGATTGCGGTTAATTATTGCAAGGTCGTAAAATTCGCTTATATCCTTTGTTCCGACTTTTATAACAGGCACTTGGTTTAATTCTGTCTCTATGATGTTATGAAGTTCGCTTTCTCTCCATACCTCGATACTCCCATCATTTAGATAAACTCTCTGCTGTATAGCCGTAGTCTCTGCGTATCCATCATCAATTGTGTAGGCTTCGTCATACGTAAACATTGCATAAGTTCCGTCGGTATTCTCTTTGAAGTTCCTAACAGAAGAACGGTTTATATTAACCAAATAGGGCTGTAGTTTGTCGCTGTCTGCTTTAGTCATTACTTCGTTATATGGTGCTTTATCTACTAATATATACGAGTGTCCGTCACGTGCGACATTAACACATAATTCTTTCATAAACTCATCTAACGAGTCTTTTAAGTTGATAGTATTTAAAAAAGGCTCGGCAAAAGTTCCGTCTAAGTCGCTTAGGTCTAAGGAACGTCGGAAGATCATGTCTCTAATAGTGTCTACTGCGTCACGTGTATAATTGGTTAATCGTGATAGTTCTTGCCTATCTCCATAACTTTTTTTATTCTCTCTGTTATACTGTTTAATATGACCGACTGACGTATCAAAACCGCTATAAAAATCATTAACCAATGATAGGCTTGCTTTGTGTTGCTTTACATATTCACTATCAAAATTAGGATTATCCACTTTTGCGCCTTTTTTAAAGAAAATTATATCTAAATATAAGAAGTGCTTGTAACGGTAGTCCTGCCTCTTATCGGGTATTCATAAGCTATAAAGTAACCTATTGCGGTGGTAACGTGCTGATATTCCGTCTCTACTTCTTGGAAAGTGCTTCCTTTTTTTGTTTGAACAGTCGCTAAACCTTTGTCGCTGTATCTACACTTTGAAGGGTTTACATAAAGGCTTATTTCGCCCTCTGTGTTTTTAATCTTTGCTCTTACTGCGTTCTGTCTGTCTTTGATTGCAGGCGCGGACGGTGTTACTCTTCTGTGAAAGCTCCATCCGTTTTTCCTTAAAGTATCTTCTATCTGCGTGTAGTCTGATTGATGTCCGTGCTTCTCTCCTGCTTTTCCTGCCGGATCGCCATAGATTATTACTTTTTTATTTTTATGGTCTTTGAACTTCTCTAAGAATTCGATTGTACTTTGTGTTGTTGTAGCACTCTCTAAAATGATTTCGTCTAATATGTATATCTTTTTGTCTCGCACTACTCCGATAGCGGAACTCATAGGGGTATAATTAAAATCATGCATCCATAAAAGCTGTTCATGTTCTTTTATTGTCTCGCTTGTATGATTGTCTTTAGAGTAATCTTCGTAAATCCTGCCTGTTGCTGTCTCAAAACTTGCTTCGTATTCTTGCTTATACTGCTTTGCACTCATCTGTCTCTTAGCTGATATGATAGTCTTTTCAGGCAATATCTCGCTTGACTTCCAATGGTAGCCCTTCCAATCGGGGTCGTTTGCAGTGATAGCGTATTGGTACATATCGTAATAATGATTAAGTCCATCAGGTACACCGATTAACCAGCACCATGCTAAATAGTCAGGTCTTGAAGGGTTAAATGTATCCAATGCCGGTCTTATGTGTGCCTCCCATGCTTCGGGCTTAATGTCGGCTATCTCGTCAATTATCCCACCACTCCAAAAAGTACCCTCGATACGTTCTGGCTTATCTAGTCCAATAAGTGTTATTGTAGTGTTGTTTTCAAAGTAGATTATTAATTCAGTTTCGCTTATCTTGGTTACTTGGCTTTCAGGTGCGAGCTTCTTTAAGTCACTCCAATAAATCTTTTTAACTTGATCTCTCGTCGGTGCAGATACAAAATAAGACTCTCCACTATGCTTTAATGCTGTTTTTATAATAAAACGCTTTGCCCGTTCTGTTTTGCCGGATCGTCGCCCTGCCGGAACTACCTTAAACCTAACATCATCGTTTATAAGGTCTAATTGCACCTGAAGTGGCTTTAACTTATACCACCTATTAGCGTTAATCGTTGATAGAAGCATTAATCAGGTAGGCTCTCTGCTATCTGTTGGCTTATCTCGGCTTTAGTTAAGTTCTGTTGCGCGTTCGTGTTGTTTACTTCAATCTTAGGAGCGTGTCTCTGACTTACTCCTAAAGTTATCGAGGCTTTATCGGTGCTTTCGATACACTCTTTTATGTCAGAAGGGCTTAAGTCCACTTCATAAGGCTCGTAATCCTCTCCGCTTCTTTGACCTTCTGCGCCATACTGCGCGACTTTTAACATAACGGTCTTTTTATTCTTGGTAAGTAGTTGATTGTTTCGTATTAATGCTAGTGACTGTGTACTAAATATTAAGCTTTTGCTTCCTTCCTCATTCTCTATTATATTATCAAGCATTGTTATCTCAAAGTCTGAAAGTTGCGCCACTTTTTCAACAAGTGTTGATTTTTTTTCAACAAGTGTTGAATTTTCTTCGTCAAACTCCACAATATCCGACTTCAACTGTTGGTTTTTTTGTTTTATCCAACCTTCTTTTTTTGCCTTTTTGCTTATGGTAGTTCTATCTATTCCGGTCTTTAATCGTATGTCTCCTAAAGAGTCGCCTAATTCAAAATAAAACTTTGCTTTATCCCATAGCTCTTTTTTAATTGCCATTGATCTTCTCTTTACAATATTTACTACAAAAATCTTTCATATCCATTTCAGGCGCACCGTCTAGCTCTCTGCATGTTCCCGACTCTCCAACTTGGTGTTTGTAAAAATGTTCGCACGTATCGCATGATATATTCAAACTCTTCGCCAATCTTTCAAGTGCTATTGTGGCGGTTATATTATCTTCTGGCAATGTTTACCCCTCTTAAAACAAAGTAGGACGGTTACAAGTCTTTAACTGTACCGCCCTCTTTGCATTTATTATATCTTCGTATTTTACTTTATCAAAATACACGATGCAGCCATCTAGCTTATATCGCTCAAAGTTTCCCTTGATCTGTGAAGCTGTAAGGCTGCATCCTGCATTCTTTAGTGCAAAAGCCATTATGTCTAAATCGTCGTCGCAAGCTTCGGCAAAAGTCATATACTTATCGATTGCCTTTATCTTGCAAGCATTCATTAAAAGGCTCTTATAATGCTTTGTTTGTTGTTTGTGTCATGTAACACTGCGGAAGCGAAAGAACTTAGATTAATAGGTGTTATGTCTAGCTCTTTAAAATCCTTACAATCCTCGCTTAAGTCTGTTGAAGCTATTAAAGGGCTTAAAGTGCATTGAAGCTTCTTTTCTTTATCCCAAACCTTTTGGGTTAATTTATGACTGCATTCATTGTTTGAACATTGTTTGTCGCAATATGTTTTTATACTCATTTTTGACCTCTTTTAATAAATTATGTTTTTACCGAAAATAAGTGTAGCTGTTAAGGCTAGAAATACACTTGTTAAAGATATGACCGCCACTGCTTCAAATATCAATGCTCTTTGTCGTCTTTTTCTTCTGTTCATATTACCATCCAACCGGTCTTTGAACTATAAACGTCGTACTACATACTGTTGCAGTACAATTGTCGAATAATCCAAACTTTTTATTTTGATCTTGCATGAAGTCGTCCACCTCTTCAAAAGTGAATTTCTTTTTCCCTTTTAGAAAGTTTTTTATAGAGATAAGCTCCCCATCGGTTAAGCGTCTAAACGCTATGTTGTCGTTAGTCATATTCGTTGTACTCGGAAGCTTTTATAAATAAGTAGATTATGAACAGGTATAAGACTACTGCGAAAGACAAAAGCCCGTATTGAAGGAAACTAATTGAACTCAATTGTATCGCCTCTTTCGTGACGCTTTAAACGCTTTTTATACTTTGCTTTTTCTTTGCCTAAGTAGTACACGAAAGCGGAAGCGCAAAAAAAAGCTACAAGGACGGATAGCTTTACAATACTTATATCTTGCAAAACTGATCCCTTCTTGACTGTTGCATAGCCTCATACTCTTTTTCTAGCTTCTTAAGTTCTTTTTTTACAACTTCCCTGATGTAAACGCTTGTATTCTTTCCTTTTACTGCTTTAAGTAGTTTTGAAAAGCGTTTCCAATCTTCATCGTCTTTAACGATAGTCGTGTTACTGAATGACATTTTTTTATCCCTTTAATTATTTATTTTATATTAACTTTTGTTAAACTTCGCTTATGTATTTTTTATTTAGTTTTTCTACAATAAGTAAAGATATTATCGCTACACCTTGAAAAAAGGTAACTTCTGTTGATCTGTCATAATCTGCTGTTGTAAAATATGCATATGAGAAATTACTTATCGATAGTCCTATAAATACATATAGCTTAGTCATAATCCACCCCTAAAATTCCCTTAATCAATTTGCCTTGTAACTCGTTGTTTTCTGATTGAAGCGTGTTAAGTTCCATTTGATTTTCAATAAAAAGCTCTTGCTCTTTTACAAGTTGCTTTAACTCTTTTATTTCTTGTGTGTTTTCATTTATTGCAATGTTAGATAAAACCATGAAGAACACAATAATTAGTATCATTAACGTTTCATATTTCATCTTTCTACCCTCTCAAGTTCATAAACAAATACATAGGGGTTACTGTTCCAATCATAAGGTGCTTTGTATGGTAGGTTGTTCCAAATATGCCACTTAAAACAAAACTTTTCAAATTCAATTTCTTCATCCATACATAAATCTTCATAAGATAACCCATGTTGGTATCCATCGGTATATTCTTCAGATACCCCTATTTTTCTTCCAAACTGCATAACATACCCGAAATTAATAAGCCCCTCTTTGAAACAATCCTCTTCCGAAATATCCTGTAACCTCTCTACCTTGATAGACTTGATTTTTAGGAAGTAACGGGCTTGGTGTTCTTGCATTTCGTGAGGGGGCTTCCAATTTGTATGATTGTGAATATCATCTGAACTTGCATATGAAGCTTTATAGAAAACTGCTCCACCTCTAACGTAAAATCTCTCTTGAACATAAACCACTTCGCCTACTTGGTATTTACAAACAAGTTTTAGAAAGTCCTCTTTTGTTAAGTCCATCCAACCACCTTGCTCATCTCTAATGCAATGGTTTCTGTCTTTATACCAATCGTTTTGAGGTTCAATACGTATAGCTTGTTCATTGCGATTACGATAAATATCTAAATGGTGCTTAACTGGTCTACGAGAGTTTGTCTTAGTACCGTTTCCGATACCTTTTACCCCTTGTTCGTTTAGTGCTAGTCCTTGCATTAGTTATCCTTATACGGCATACCACAACACGAGCATACAAATTCGTTTTTATGCCAAACTCTTGTACCACCACAACATTTAGTTATAATCGGCTTTGCTTTTGTAACAATATTTTCGGACTTCAAAATATCATCGTCAATCTGCTTGTCTTTTAATGAGTCGTACATTGGTTATCCTTCTGATTAGTTTCTACTATTCTTTTGGAACATTTTGGGCAATAAGTAAAATTATGTTCTGTTAAACCATCTCTTTCATCTGAAAAGGTAAAATCAAACCCACATTCAGAGTTATAAACATTGCCGTATTCATCTTCATCAACTCTAAACCATTTACAAGTAATACGCTCTACGAGTTTAGGTTTTCCAAACTTTGACCCATCTGTTCTGTACCCATGACTTCTAGGAACTTCGCACATTCTGGTGTTGTCGGCTAAATAGATATCATTCTGTCTTGCTTGGATCTCGCACTGATCGTAGTACCCACTGGAGATAACTATTCCGTTCTTAAAATCTTCAAGATCTCCAGACCAAAGAACATTGTTCTCTTTGCCTAATATCACATAAGGATCTTTTTTATAGATCAAAAATTTTGGTGCTTTCTCCAGATCTTCTCTTACTTCTTTAACTGTTATCATTTTCAATTCCCTCAAACTGTTTCTTAAACTCGTGGAACTCTGTCGCATAAGATAAAAAGTTTTTTCTGTCCTCTTTATCCATTGCACCGAAAGCACCGCTTAAAAACTCGAATACGTCTTGCTGATCTTGGCTTTTTGCAAAATCTACCCCTAATTCGGATAAATCTTGTTCGCTGTTTATTTCAAAATACATTTCAATCCTTTAAAAGTAAAAACGCTACTAATGCGTTAATACTACCCTTTGCGAGTAGCGACATTTCTTTGTATAATCTCATCATTTTGACCTCTCTTTTTTTGATGTTCTTAATTGTACGAAACAAAAGGTTACAGTTTGCTTAAATTATTTATATTATATGTATTTTATTAAGGAAGTGAAGCGGATTTATTTCCACTCCATGAAGGATATTTTTTTGCATCTGTCACACTCTATGACGGTTACACTTTTATATGAGTATTTGTTTTCGTGGGATGTTGTCTTATGCCCTTTAATTAGGCATAATGACTTTTTAAAAGCTTGTTTTGCTTTCTTTTGTATTTTAAAATGGGATTTCGTCTTCATCTGTACTCATTTCAGGGATTGAATTTTGTTGATTTTGTTGCTGTTGGTTTTGTTGTTGAGGCTGTTGCTGTTGTGGAGCTTGGCTTTGTTGTTGCTGTCGCTGTTGGTAATTGCTTGGCTGTTGCTGTTCTTGGCTTTGTTGCTGTCCGTTTTGTGCATCTGATTTGCTGTCTAGCATTTTCATTTGCTCTACTATTACAGTGTGCTTTGAACGCTTATTACCGTTTTGATCTACCCATTGATCGAATTTTAACCGTCCTTCAATAAGTATCTTGCTCCCTCGTCTTAAATACTGATTTGCTATCTCGCCACTTTTACCAAAAAAAGTTATGTCCGTGTAACATACTTCCTCTTTTTTTTCTCCGTTTGAAGTAAACTTATGTGATGTTGCTATCGCGGTGCTTGCTATTGCATTTCCACTTTGACCATATCTCAACTCTACGTCTCTTGTCAGATTACCGACTAATACTACTTTGTTATACATATTAACCTTTCATTTCAGATAAAAGCACTTCTAAAAAATTAACGTGGCTTATCATCTGTTCTATTGATAGCTTCGTGCTTGACAAAGCTAAACCGTTTTCGTTTTTCGGGAACTGTACATCGACTTGTTTCATTAAGTTTCTAAAGCCCATTAGTCCAAACATTGCAGGACGTATTCTAAGAGGATTAGGATAGCCTAAAGCCTGAAAGCGTCCGTCATAAACAATAACCTCTCCGCTATTGAATAACTCTTTAATATAGGCATGATAAAGCCTATTTTGATTTGTTGTTCTTTGCATTGTCCTTAATCCATTGAATAGCACTTTCGAAAGTTGTTGCGTGAAATTCGGACGGTGTTTTAATGATAAACGCTGTTGAAAGTTCCTTTAGACTTACATTTAACTCGCTGCATAAATTTGTTATTTCGTGCAGTTGGTCGGAGCTTATAAGTTCTACTTCCGGCATTGTCTCGTCTCTGTATATGTAAAGCCCTAAACCATGTAAAGCGATACATTTAGCTAGACATCGTTTTATTGATGTATTAATATCAAAAGTTGTTACTGCATCTATTCTTTTTTCTATCATCTTGCCGGTAGCCTGTCTATTTACATACTCTTTGACTTGGTAAGTATAAGACTCTTCTTTTAAAGCTTTATTTGCCGAATTAAGAACGGGATAAACCTCTGTAATTGTTTCGCCTTCTATTGTTACGGATACTTTAACAAAAATACCTATCTTAGAAGCGAAATACGGTAGCCCGTCGCTATTCTCTAATATCTGATAAGAGGCATTAGGATATAGCTTCTTAAGTTGCGCCCACTGATCTACCCATGATATATAAGACTGCGATTGAAGCTTCTTAACGTGTGCGTTCATATTTACCGTAATTAACTCTTTAAAGTGCTTATTATCCATTTTAGTTTATCTCCCATTTTAAATTAGGAATTACTCCGGCAATGATCTCATTTAGCATTAATCCGTTATCGGTGTATTTTTCCATTGCTTCCAAAGTTTCAGCTATGCACTTTTCTTTGTGCTTTGCGTTCTCTTTCTCTTTTGCTATTCGCTCCTCTTCCTGTTGCTCCATAAGTTCTTTCGTTTCACGCTCGGCATTCTGACGGTTTATCTCTTCTTGCTGCAAGCGTACTTTTTCGGCTTCTGCGTCTTTCACTCTCTGAAACTCTGCTTTTTCAGCTTCAAAAGCTTTTCTTTCTCGCTCTATCTCGGCTTTTGCTTCGGCTTCTTTTGCTTCCGCCTCTGCCTTTCGTATTGCTTCGATAGCGTCTGCGTTTTCAGCTTTAACCTTTGTTTCGTGCATTTGTTCAAGTTGTGAAATTGTTTTTTTATACACTTCGATAGCTTCATCTGTAAACTCTTGATAAGTATCATTTTCAGGAATTGGAATTAATGATATTGCTTCGGCAATAGTAACGCTATCGCTATTTATATATAACAAAGTCGTATTTCTTAAAGACTCGATATTACTTCTGATATTGTCGCGTCTTTCGCGTTCTATCTGTTCCGCCTCTTCGCGCTTTAGTCTTTCGTGATCTTCATACTTTTTACGTTGTACTAATAAAAGCGTTTCGGTAGGATTAATTAGCTCTTGGAATGACTTTGCAATAGTATCAACATTTTTTCCGTACTCAATGGAAGGTGCTTTAAGTTCTTTTCTAACCTTCTCAATAGAAGTTCTGGCTCTAACGAATGCTTTATGACCTTTTAGAACTTTATCATACTGCCCTTTTGCCTCTTCGCTTTCGGGGTCTATTGTTGGAATATCTTTGTACTCTTCCAACAACTTATTTAAATCAACTATTGATACAGGATAATTTATATCCTTTAGTACAGGTGCTTTTGTATCTTCTAATATTTCAGCTTCGATTGCCTCTTTCATTTTTGACGCTCCTTTGTGCAAATATCGTTGTAAATATTTGTGATTTCTTCAAGGGTAAAGTTTCCCTCTTTTCCTTCTATTGCTTCACTAAGACTGTCTAGTGTTCCTTGACTCATAAAGTCTAAAGCGTCTAAATCAATTTCGTCCTCTAAATAACAGTCGATAGCTGTAAACTCTCTTTGACATTCAAAACCATCTGCGAGCTGTTGTAAGAAAAGTTGCTCCGCTTCGTAAGGGTCTTGGATGAGTTCGCACTCTGTCACTTTGTAGTCATCAGGTAGATTGTGACCGCCTCCATACGTTGTTCTTTGTATATACATTTCGACCTCTCTTTTTTAAAGATAAGGTATTTTAACATGATTTACTTTAAGCTTAACTTATTTATAAATTATTTATTATTATATTCTTGATACAGGTCTTTAGCGTATTCTTTTTGTAGGGGTATAGGGTAGATATTGCGGAATTTTGAAGGTGTACCGTGTGCGGATAGTTCCGTGCCTAAACGATGACATTTCACACCACAAAGGGGGATTACTAACCTGTCGTCTTTTTTATCGCTTGAAGCTTCTTTTATATGATGCAATTCAATTCCGTTGCACTCTCCACATGAAAAACAAACGGGCTTTTTATCCTCGTGCAACCATGTTAGATAATCAGGGTCTTTAAACGCTTGTTGTATGTCGTTTCTTAGTCGGGCTTTCTTTTGTGGCACGGTATACATTAAATTAAGCTTCCTTGTTTTGCATTCTCTTTCGCTCTATGCTTAGGAATATATTTTTGAGTAACTTCGATTGCTTCTTTTGCTCCCTTGCAGATATACGCTTTAAAACCTAATACTTTTAAGCGTTCCTGCCAATCTTTTTGATCTTTTGATGTAGTGCTGCCCTTAATTCGTTTCAATTCAATATAAACCGATAAGCCACCTTCAAACAACAAAACAATGTCCGGCACTCCGACTTGTAAACCTTCGGCTTTTAATCTCTTCATCTGTTTAGCTCGTTGTAATGGTGTACCTTTTAAGAATGCTCCGTTAGGTACTGCATAATAAGTTATATTCATAAGTTCTAAATATTGCACGAATGCTTTTTGCTCGTCCGTTTCTAATGGTGCTTTCATAATAAAAAACCTTAGTTATTCACAATGTGAAAAATATGTGAATTAAATTAAAAGAGGGATTGTCGATTTTCCAAACTCTTTAATCGTGGCATAGTTGGAAGGCTCGACAAAGCCGAAATATGCCACTATTAAAAACTTCGTACCGCCTCGCAAAAAGAGGCGGTCTAGTTCTGAACTATGATGATATTATATCATTTTTTGTTATCTGTACCAAACTTGATCGCGTCATATGCAGTATTAAAGCCTAAGAACGATAATTCGCCTTGATCGTCCATCAGTGCAAATTTATTTGTCTGTGTATCGAATGAAACATTAAGCCCGTTTACTTTTGAATATGGTTTAAATCGCATTATTGCCCTTTGATTATTAAGTCTATAATTCTATCGTTATAGTCTTTGTGTAGTCTTGTTATATCTTTGTCGTATTGCTTTGTCTGTTCTATAAATGCATTGTTTAGATTGTCGAGCATTTTTTGTTGTGCGTTGAAGCAATTAACTAAAGATAAGCCTAATCCACCGGATAAGGTTACTAATACCGCTACTAATGCTATTACTTGTTTATCCATTGCTAAACCTTCCATTATTGTTTAAAACCCATTGTCGCCACTCTAAAAGCTCGATAGACTTTTCTATTTGTGAGTTTAGATAGTTTGCTACTGTGTATGAGTTTTGCTCTGACTCTAAAGTGTGATTATCACTCATATTTTGAAGTGCGAAGGCGTCAATGCGTTTCTCTGTTAAGTTGCAGAACTTAGCAAGCGTTTCGGCTTGTCTGCTCCATAATGCTACAACTAAAGAAACTGCCTCGATAAGATAGCTGTTTTCTTTAAAATGGTCTATTGACTTTATCCAAACTTCATTACCTATTTTAAGAGATTGCAAAAACTCGGACGTATTCGTCTTTGATCTCTTTTGCATAAACTTTCTAAGCTGTTTTTTTAGTTCGTTTATCGAGCTGTTATTTTCTTTAGGCTCGTATTCATTTAGCAAGCTTCCTATCATGCTCGCATAAATGATTGATGTTTTTAGGTTGTTGTTCATTAAACACTCTCCACAGAATAAAGACTATTTAGTTTTCCATCTTCTATTTTTCTTTTTTTCATAGCTAAATACTTTTTATAAGCCTCTGTTTTATGCTGAGTAAAACTAAGCCCTTTCATCCAGTAGTCATTTCTCAAAAGAGATTTACAAATCCTTCTCCAAGATGGAACTTTCTTTGCGGTTTCTAGCTTACTGTCTGCTTCGTCGGGTATTCCGTTTTCATAGCCTCTTGATGACCACCAATCTATAAAAGTAGCTATTTTTACTTCATAATGCTCTTTTGTTTGTGGGGGCATAGACTCGATTAGCATTTTAGAGAAGCTTTGCCATGTATGGTTAGGCGGTAAAGTAATCTTGTTGTAACCATTAATATTTCCCGATTCTTGAACGTATAAAGAGCCCGAATTAGCACCACTAACTCTAGATACAATCTTCGCCCACGTGTTAGGCTCGATTAAATGAAATAGCCACAAACCGCGTCTTTGATCGTCGCCATAAGGTTGGCAAATTCTTTGTTGATGGATTGATAAACCTGCTTTATTCATAAACTCGTACAGTTCGTTGTATCTACAAGATGGGTTTTTTACATGATATACCCATATGTCTTCTGTTCTCCAATCATAAATAGGATACACGTTAAAAACATTTTCAGTAACCTTTGTCGTGTATTGCTTATCGTCTTTAGTTATCTTTGTCTTGCTTGCGATAGTTCTCCATCGGTTTAAGCTCTCATCTGTTCTAATGCCAACCAGACAAGCTGTGCTTTTCCCCTCCGAGTACCATTCACCAAACTTAGGAACAAAATCTTCAAATTCCATTCCCTTAACAAAAAAGTCAAAGTAACTCTCATCGTCGATTGCATAACCAGGGGCTTCCCTTATCCAATCTTCTTTTCTGTCCTTATCAAAGCAAGTCCATTGAGGCTCATATACACTCACAGCATTTCTAAGACTTAAAGGCAATGCTATCCAATACACTTCAAGCACATCTGCATAAAGCTTTAACATTTCCTCTGCGTGTTCAATCGTCATTTTATATTGACCTTCTAAGTCAACCAACAACAAACCAATCTTAACTCCTCTTCTTCTTGCTTCTTGGGCGACGATGTGAAGCATAACCGTGCTGTCTTTACCTGCACTAAAACTAAGGTACACTTTTTCAAAATTATCAAATGTCCACTTAACTCTCTCTATTGAAGCTTCAAGTACATTTTTTCCTATTCCTAGTTTCCCCATAATGACCCCTTCATTACATATTCTTGCTCCCACTCTGATATTACTTTATCAGCAACGGAATTTGCTTTACTTCTTTGCTCATCAGTTAGCATCCACCAAGCCTGTATAGTCACATAATCAGGCGCACCGTGATTGAAACAACATGAAGCTTGACCTATCCACGCTTGCCTATTCATAGACCTATCACTTAAATTTTGTTCAGATGAATAAATCCAAGATGAAACCATGTCTTTGGCTACTTCTAAAAATAAATTTTCATCTTCTAGAACTTCTTTGCTTAGGTTTAACTTTTCATCAAACCTATCACAATTCGAGTCATAAAGACCGCCTTTCCAATCTTCCCATTTTTTATAATGGTGAAATATTTGGCTAATCTTCATCTTTTATTTCCCAAGCTTCTGAAAATTCTTGATCTGCAAAGGCTTCCATTAGCCCAGTAATCTGAGATAATCTTAGAACTTCATCTTGTTCCATTCCTAATTCTTTAGAGATTTTTTTATCCGACCAATTTCTTTTCTTTAAATCCAAAACAATATCAGCCATTGCTTCAACTCTGTGCTTTCCTCTTGCTCGGTTGTGTCTGATTGTCGAAGCTACTCTGTCGTTTTTGCCTTCGTTGTCTTCATGTATTTGCACGATAGGTAAGTAGCCGTGAACTCTGCTTTGTATCTCTGCACATTCTTTGCCTACTCTGTGCCTATGGAAGCCGTCGATTACTTCATAGCCTACTTCTTGTTTCCATCCTACAATAGGTTGAGTATATCCATCGTGTGCGATTGAATGTCTAAGCAGTTCCATTTCAGGCGGTGCAACTGTATTAGGGTTGTAGTCGTTCGATGTTACATTTGTGTTTATTTCCCATCTTACAAAATCGACTGGCTCGGTATTGAAAGGGCTTATATTATGTATCTCTGCTCTTATTTTATTAATAGCCTCTACTTTTTCGGAAATTTCAAGTGTTTCTAATCTCCCACAAATAGCTTTAATATCCATAACCGCTTGCTTTACTGAAGCGGATTCATTGTCTAACAAGTTCATTTCGACCTCTCTTTTTTGATATGTCTAATTGTAAACCACAAAGAATAAATCTTTGCTTAAATTATTTATGTTTTATGTAATTCTTTTCACATCGGTTTCAATATGCCCGATTTGATTTTTCTTAATGCTTTTCTCTTGCAAAGCTTGCTTTATAATCTTTTCAATCTTTGTATAAATGTCGTTCGGGTTTACGATGAACTTTATATTTATAAGCCATTCACCGCCACCGAGCTTATTCAGCACATAGACTTGTTGCTTTGTTAAGACTAACTCATTTTCTACATTTTTGAGTGATTTATAGTCAATATTCTTAAAAAACTCTCTGTCGTTTAAAACTTTATCTCTATTCGCTTG